CCGCGCCGCGCGTCGAATGCCTGTTGGGACGTGATCGCGCCGCCGAATCGCCCCGTCGTCTTCACGATGAGATCGCCGGCCGCGCGTCCCTCCTCGACGCCGCGGTTCTTGAGGTGCTCGTCGCGCGCGCGGAGCTGCGCCTCGAGCTCGCCGCGTATCTGCGGCATCGCCTGATTGAGCGGCGAGACGACGGCGGCAAGCGCGCCGAGCTGGGCCGCGCCGCCAGCAACACCAGCGCCGATCGCTGCGGCCCCGCCGAGACCGAGGGCGCCGAACACGCCCTTCAGCGCGCCCGCCTGACCCGCGCGCTTGAGTCCCTCCGCCGTTCCCTTGGCCAGCGTCTCCCCGAAGCCGCCGCCTCCACCACCGAAGCCCTGCGGCCAGTTCGTCACCTGCACCGGCGCGCCCGTGCCCCCCGCGATCGGGCTGCCTGTCGCCGCCGAGACAGCGCTTCCAAGCGCGCCCATCGCCCCGCCGGCGACGCCGCCGAGATAGCGCCGGCCCAGCCACCCAAGACCGAGCGCGCCAGCGCCGACGAGCAGCGGGTGCCGCGAGCTGAACTGATAGGCGCTAGACAACAATCCGGTGCCGCTGTTCGCGATCGATTCGATCGAGTTCCCGAGGTTTCGATCGCTCGCCACCTCCATCTCGATCTGCCGCTGCCTCATGAGGCCGGCCGTCGTCGTCGAGTTCTGCTGGAATCGACGGTCGATCAGCGATGAGTCGGCGGCCACGTCGCGGAACCGCTCGAACGTTCCGAACCCGCCGGTCCGTCGGAACTCGTTCGCGAGCACCGCGACTCCGCGATACGCCTCGTCGCCGAAGACCTCGCGCAGCTGGAATTCGTCGCCGCCCGTGCGACGGATGATGTCCTGCAACACCTCGACGCGATCACGGCCTGCGACCTGGATCCCCGCTCCCTCGAGCTTGTCGCGCTTGAGCGCAATGTCCCGGAACGTTGCCTCGACGGCGGTAGACGTCCTCTCGACGTTCCCCGTCCCCATCTGGAATACCTGAGCCAACGCGCCGCCCTCGCGTAGGCCGCGCTCGCCAGTGAGGCCCGCCGACTGGAACGCGGAGATGAGGCGCGGCCCCTGCGATACGAGATCCCGGAGCTCGACAGAGCCGACGTCGCTCTGTCGCGCCAGGATCGCGAACGCCGTGCGGTTGTCCTTGATCTGCAACTTGTCGAGCTCGGCCCCGACCGCCGCGATGTCCGAGGCGGATGACCGCACTGCTCGCGCGACGCGCCCGAACAACTCCAGGTCGCGCGTGCCCCGCTCGATGTCTCCGGTCTTTGCGACGAACGTATTCAGCGCCTCGGTGAGATCGCGGCCGAACTGGTTCGAGGCCGTCGCCGCGCCAAGGATCTTCTCGCGCAGCTCGTCCACCTGCGATCCGGTCATCCCGGCCGTCGCGGCGAGGCCCGTCACGGCGTCGCGAAGATCGATCACCCCGCGCGCCTGCTCACCGAGCGAGACGTTGAACCCGAGCGATTGGAACGCGCCAGCGGCGCGCTGCGCGTTGGAGTGCAGCTCGGCGAAGAGCTGCCCCAACCCACGCACCGCCTCGCCCGCGCGCTGGCCGAACTCGCGCGCCGCGCGCTCGCCACCGCGGAACGTCTCGACGAGCTCGCCGCGGCCGGTGATGACGACCTTGAACTGGAGGTCCTCAGACACGCGACCTCCGCTGTTTTCTCCACTGCGCGCGCGCCGCCGCCATCCGCTTACGCCGCTGCGCCTCGAGCGCCTTGCGATTCACCGACACCGTACGCGTGACCCCGCGCTCCCGGTCGATCGCCTCCCGCTCTAGCTCGTCCCCGCTCCAGCACATCAGGGCGAACCAGAGTCGCTCTCCGTCGTCGAGCTGCGCAGCCGGGCGACCGAAATACGCAGCAGCTCGCTCAGCAAACTGGAAGACCAGTCGCTCGACGGACCCTCGAGGGTGTTTTTTTTAGTCTATCGATAATTTCCTCCAGCTCCGCCGCTGTCCACCACGGCGCAGCGAAGGACGCTTGGTGCGCCTTCCACTCGGCATGAAGGGCGTCCACCAACGCGGGATGCTCCGCGTACAGCGTCTCGGCGTCCTTCGCGATCGGCTGGCCGTCGATATCGAGCACGCCGCGCCACACGAGCTCGGCGCGCTCTCGCGCGAGGAAGATCGCCGAGCCCGGTTTCGCCTTCGGCGCCGAGCCCCGTTTGTCTCCCCGAAGCGCATCTTCCGCCGCCAGATACGCGGCGTCGAGCTCTGGCCCACCGAGCACCCGCAGCATGATCTGCGGGCGCTCGCCGCGTACCTCGAGCGGCCAGTCGATCAACTTCGTTCGAGGTCGAGTCGGCTTGATTCGGTCAAGCAGATATTCGACCTTGTCCTTCGTTCCCTCGTTGCGTGCCACGGCGGCTTCCTCCCTGCTCGCGCGCGTGAGCTAGCGCGTCGCGCGACGACGACGCGCGCGCGCGGTGATCGTGTGCTGTCCTTCGCCGGGCGCCCCCGTCGATGAGACGTTCTCGATGACGACGTCCACCCAGTTGACCGCAGGACCGACGTCGGGACGCTCCACGATCTGGAGCTTCTTCCCGCTCTCCCACCAGCCGTACCAGTCGAGGCGATCGTCCCCGTTCCGGTCGGCAGTGATCGTCAGCCGGTGCGTCATCACGCCCAGCTTGACCTCCGTCTCCTCGCCGAGCGCGTTCATCGGCGCCACGCCATTGAGCGCCCGCGACGACTGCGCCTCGATGCGAAGGATCGAAGTGTCGTCGGTGATGTTGTCCACCTGGACCGTGATCGACGAAACCGTGGACATTCAGCCTCTCCTCTCCGTCGGACTCGCCGACCTACGCCAGCCGCACGAGCAGCAAGCGCCCATACAGGGCGTGCAGCCCTTCGATGATGTCGGCCGGGATCTGCGCGTGCGCCTCGGTGCCGACCTTCTCGACCTTCACGAGCGCCTTCCACTGCGTCGTGTTCTTGACGGTCCCCTCTTCCTCGAGCTGGAAGAGCGTCTCGATGATCTCGCCCTCGACCTTCTTCGGCGTCGCGACGCGCGGCGGGAGCTTCGAGTCCGTGCTGTCCTCCGCCCAATCGCTGCCCGCGAACTTCGCCGCGTACATCGCGACGAGGGCGTCGCGCACGCGATCGAGCCCCTGGATGGTCCCGACGTCGAGCAGGGTGTAGTCGTTCTGTCCCGATCCCCCGATCACCTTCGTCGTCACCGCCCGGCGGATCGTGACCGCGAGATCCGGGTCGCGCGGGTAGAGCGGGGTGACGCCGTTGTTGATGAGCTGCTTCCGCTCGAGACCATTCCACCGCTTCTCGAGCGGAGGCGGCTTCACCCACGACAGCACGCGACCGTCGTAGCTGCGCGCGAAGCCGTTCACCGCGGCCATCGACGCCGCCATCGCCGCCGCGATCTCTGGCGCCCACGTCCGGCAGCCATTGATGCCACCGATGAGCGCGCGCTCGTGGTTGCGGCCGTTCGCGAGCGACGTCAGCGACGCGAGCGCACCGTCGACTGCGACGATGAGCACCTGCCCCTTGCCCTCTTCCGCTTTGCCCATCTCGTCGACGTGCGCCTTGCCGTCGTCGATCGAGGCGCTATCGCTCGCGCCGATCGCGATGTAGTGGAAGCGACCCTGAACCGCCGCCAGCGCCGCCGCCAGATCCGACACGCCAGTGCCGCCACCGAGCCGGCCATCAGTCCCCGACAACACCGCGGTCACGCCGGAGCCGACCGTCGGAGTTGCCGACGCCTGGATGCCGTTGGAGACAACACCCTTCGACTTCGCCGTCAGAGTCACGACCCCCGCGACGTTCGCCGCGGTGACGGGCAGGTACGGGCGCGCGGCAATCGCAGCGACGACGGCGGCCGCGATCGTCGTCGCTGAGTCGCCGGTGATATACCCAACGCTGAACTCGTCGTTGCCGATCGCGAGCGCGACTCCGCCGTCGCTCGTCGCCGGGCCGGTGATCGTGAGCGTCTCCGACGCCGGGGTGGCGGCGCCATCATCGGCCACCGCCACCATCGTCAGATCGACGGTCGGATTCTCCGTCAGCGCCGCACGCGCCATCCGATGCCCGACCGAGCCCGCGCCGAACCGCGCGCTCGCTTCCTCCTCACGCGTGACCACCGACGACGTGTTCACCGCCTGACTCCCCGCCGCGGTCTTCTGCGCGACGATGAGGACCTTCTTCGCACCGCCCGGCAGGGCGCGAACGCCCGTCTGCGTGTCGAACTCGATCGCGGCTCGCGGATCGCGATTCTCGACGTCGATCTCGTTGAACTGCATCGGCATCGGCTACGCTCCCTTCTTCTTCGCCGGCTTCGACTCGGACTCGGCGCCGGCGTCGATCGCCATCGGCGTCGTGCCCTCGGGCGCCTGAACGAGAGACCCGTCGGCGAGCCGCCGCCGGTAATAGGCGGACGCCGGCACCTCGACCCATTCCGCGTCGGTGATGTACCGGCGCGGATGCTCTTCGCGCGGGCACGTCAGGCCCGGCGCCGCCTTCACGATCAGCTTGCGCATTCTTCCTCCTCCTTGGTTTCCGTCGTCGACGGCACGCGGTCGAGGAGATCGAGCGCTCCCCTCACGTCGAGCGGCCGGGTTGCAGCGAGCCGACGGTCGAGCAGCTCACCGACGAGATCGACCAAGTCGCCGAGCGAGATCTCGAGGTCTCCGCCCTTCGCGAGCCCATCGCGAATTGCTGTCAATCGCAAAGCCGTCATCATGGCGTGAGCCTCCGCGCAACGCCGGCCGGCGCCTCGGGCCGCGTGCCGTCGCCCACGTTCCCGATGTCGGCGAATTCGACGGCGGGCATCTCGACGGTCGCGATCCTTCCCTTCGTCGCCGACGCGCCGGTGCCCTCGGTGATCACGCGGTAGACGTGATGACGCACAGCCCCCGGCGTCGGCAAGAACGTGCCCGCCACCGTGGCGCTCGATGGGACGCCGAGCTGCGCCTGCGCACGGTCCGTCCACGCAAGAGGGCTCGGCGGCGACAGCTCGCCGGATGCGAGCTCGCCGACGACTTGATAGCCGTAGGCGCATCCCTCGTCCGCGCCGCCAACGACGAGCACAGGCCGCCCCGGCGCCTCTGGGCGTCCGCGGCCGACGAGCGGGATCTGGAGCTCGAGCGCGCTCAGCGCGTCGAACGGTCCCTCCTGCGTCACATCAACGATCGCTGACGCGGCGAGGGCGACGCCGAGCACCGTGAACGCAGCCACGCTCGCGTCGCGCAAGATGTTGGCGACGCGCACGTCGACGTACTGGAACGGCTTCTCGAGATCGAGCCCCAGGCGCGAACCGGCGACCAGCCGTCTCGCGTCCGCGGCCATCCGCTCCACCTCCTGCCCGCGCGTCCTCTTGTGCGTGGCCCGATCGGAGCAGCACCACACGACGAACGTCGCGCGCACGCTCGCGCGGCGCCCGTCGAGATAGCGCTTCTCTGCCTGCTCCCCCGCAAACGCGACGAGCATCGCCGGACAACGGCCGGCGACCTCTTGGATGAGCTCGTCGTCCTCGAACTGGCCGTAGTAGTCGTCGACGAGGCGGACGTAGCGACCCGCAGGCGCCTGAACGCGTCCGTCGCTGCCCTGCGCCATCGTGATCGGCGCGAACGCTGCGCGCATCGCCGCACGCACCTGGGGCCAGCTCGGCGCCGTCATACCTGCCCCCGCGCGATGAAGCGTCGATAGATGCTCTTGACGAGCTCCTTCTGCGACTCGGTGAGTCCGAACGGCCACCGCCGCGGCGTTGGCGGTCCGCCGTCGCCCGGCTTCGATCCCTCGGTCACGCGCGACGCGTAGATGAGATTGCTCCCGACGAGGAACCCGGCCTCGAACGCCCGATGCGTCATCGAGAGGAACAACCGCCTCGACCAGATGAGCGGCTGCGCGCTCGCAATCGCGCGCGTCGCCGCCTTCGTCAGCGCACCGCGCGTCGTGAACACGCGCCTCGTGCCGTTGCGACCGCGCGCGCGATTGAGGAGCGTGGACGGCGACAGCGGCGGCCAGTTCTCTCCTGGCGAGCGGCCGGCCATCATGTTGTTGTGGGTTACGCCGACGGTGATCTCGCCGGCGACGCGCCCGGGCCGCGTGAGATCCGACGCGCGAGCCGCCGCCTCGAGAAAGCCGCGCGCCTCGGTCACAAGCGCGATTCCCTTCGCTCCGGCCATCACGCGATCCCATCGCCGCTCGAGCGGCCCATCTTGCGCTTGAGGCGCGGGTGCAACACGCCTTCCGACGGCGACGGTCCCGTGTCGGCCTCGATTCTCGACACTCCCGGGAGGACCATCTTCCCCTCGACGTACTTCCAGAGGTCCGCCTCCGCTGCCGCTGCGTCATCGACGATCTGCTTCGGCACCTCGCGCAGCGGTCGATGACGGAAGAGCTCGCGACGAGAGAGCGCGACATTGAGCCGCACGAGCGCCGCCGGATACGGCGGTGCCGCCGGCAGTGCGTACGTCCCCTCGAGGATCGAGCGAATTCGATCCGCGCCCGCCTCGAGCGCGCGCGTGATCGTCGCTGCGTCCTTCACTCCGACGGCGGTCAATGATTCCGTCAGTGAAATCAGATCCGCCTCGTCGAAGCCGAGATCGCTCTCCGTCGCGAACGCCGGCATCTGTTACTTGCCCTTCTTCTCCTGCTGCGCCTCGAGCTCGACCGCCCACGGCATCGCCGCGGCCTCGTCTTCGCTCAGCTCGACGAGCTGGCCAGCCCGGTACTCCTTCGTGTCCTTCGTGACGCTGTTCTTCTCCTTCACGCGGTACTTGGGCATCGCGTTCCTCCTTCGCGGCCCGTCGAGGACTCGAACCCCGTCGCCCAGATCGCCGCGAGATCTCGGGCGCCACCCGGCCGGGCCATTCGCGAGCTCGGAGAGTGAGCCCATGGCCCCACCCTCCGAGCTCGCCCGGACGCCGCCGCAGCAACGCCCGTTGATTCAGCGACGAGGCTCTCTCTGCGTCCTCGCCCGTGGGCTTTCACCCGTCGCCACGGTCGGCTCACGCCTCACCGCGGCTGTCCGCGTTTGCGACCGTCTGCGCCCTCCATGGAGAGCTCGGGTCGCTTGTTATTGTTAGACGAATATCTACGCGACCGCGTTCTTCCAGAGGAAGACGAGATCGGTGTTCCCGATCGTGAAGCCGTACTTGCCCTCGACCTTGATGATGGTCATTCCCTCGCCGGTGCCCCGGTTCGGGTCGCGGGTCTCGTACGCCTTCCACTGACGTCCCTTGTCGCGGCGATACGCCGTCCAGCCCGCCGACGGGATCTGCATCATGTCAGCGCCGGTCAGCGTCTGGTTGAGCGGCCGGCGGAGAAGGATCGCGTCCTTGCCCCACACGAACTGCCGCGTCCCCGTCTGCCCACGCGGCGTCGCGTCGTAGAGCGCGCTGCCGACGAGGATCAGCTCCACCTCGAGGTACTCGGCCAGCGCCTCCATCGGCACGATTCCGCGCGTCGTGTACTTCGTGACGTCGAGGATCTTCGGGTGCCGGCGGAGCTTCGAGATGACGGGGCGACCCGCGATGAACACGTTCCCCGCGAGCGGCATCGAATCCTGCCGCGACGCGATCTCGGCTCCCGGATCGGAGCCCGGATCGCTCCACTGCGCAGCACCAGCGAGCGTGGTGTTGTTCGCGATGATCGTCGTGTCGCGGAGCACGGCCGCGAGCCGCAGCTCCTTGCGGAGCTTGAGGCCGTTCATCACCGCGTTCGTCTTCGCGACGCGCGCGGCGGCTGGCGACCCAGCCTGCGCGAGCTCATCGTCATCGATGCCCGCACGCAGCGAGCGCGTGACGAGCTGGATCGTCCCCTGCGACGCGCGCCGATCGATGAAGTTCGGCGACGCGTCCTGGGACATCGTGTCGTCGGGCTCCTTGTACGCCGCGTCCTTGTCCCAGATGAGATACTTCGCGGTGTCCTGCTCGACGGGGACTTCCGGGAGCACTTGATCCGCGATGAATTCGCGGTTCTGGTGCTCGACGGCGACCTCGGAGAGCTGCGGGCTGTACGTACTGGCTGCGTCCATTTCGTGCTCGGTCCTTTCTCTGCTGCTGATTAGCCCTGGAGGACAGTGCGCACGATCATCGCGAGCACCTCGTCCCCCGCAGCCGTCGCCGCCTCGAGCGAGTACGCCCAGCAGTAGGCGTTCGCTCCAGCCGCCGGAGCGGCGGCCTGGAACCGACCCTGGTTGTCGGCGATCTGGAGGTACTTGCACGCGGCGAACGCCGCCGCCGCCGTCACCAGCACAAGGCCCCCGGTGATGAGGATCGGCTTCTCCTCACCCGCCGCGCCGTCGTAGAGGCTCACGCCGACGAAGTCCTGCGCGTTCGCTCCCGCCGGCAGCGCCACGCGACCCGCGCCACCTCCCTGCACGACCGCCCGCAGCCGCGGGATCGCGACGTCGAGCTTGCGCACCTTGATGATTGCTCCCGTGGATTCGACGAGCATTCCCGTCTCCTTTCTGGCCGTGGGTGGCCGTTTAGCCTTCGCCCTCGAGCGCCCCCGACCCGACCGCGATCGGCGCCGTGAGCTCGCGGAAGAGCGCGGGGTGGCGCTCCGCGCACGCAACGAGCGCGTCGCTGAAGCTCACGCCCTCGTGCTGCTTTCGGTACTCGGCGATGAGGCGCGACTGCTCGCTCTGCCGCCCGGTGTCGTCGTGCAGCGTCCGCTCCTTCGGCGGCTGCGCCACCGGCGTCGGCCGCTGCGTCTCGCGCTTCGCCACGAGCTCGCGGAAGAGCTCGCGATCCCGCTGCGCGAGGCGCAGATACTGCGGACGCTCCGCCGGCGTCACCTTGCCCGCCTCGACCGCGGCGTCGACCTCGCGCTCGATCTCCCGCTCGGCGGCCTGGGCGAGCTCGGCCTTGAGCGCGCGGAGCTCGCCGTCCAACTGATCGGCGCGCGCGGCTTTCTGCGCGAGCGCCAGGATCGCCGGCTCGAGCGCCTCTTCCGGCGCGCCGTCCTTGAGCGCGAGCGCCTTCAGCGTCTCAGCTCCCAACTTGAGTGCCATCGTCCTCTCCTCCTCTCCTTGGCTCTCGTCGGTGAGCGAGAGCGGCTGCATTCCTTTGATGAACGGGTTCTTGCAGAGCGCGATCTGGATGAGCCGCGCGCCGATGGGAGCGCCCGTCTCGGTGTCCTTCGCGGTGAGGTCGATGCCCATCGACACGTAGCGGAAGTACTTCCGGCCCACCTCGAGCGCGCCGATATCGGTCCACTCGACGCGAGCAAACAGCGCCGCCCGCGACGCGTCCGCAGGATCAGGCCGAACGAACAACTCGCGCGCCCAGCCTCGCGACTCGACGGGAGCCGCGTAGAATAGGGACTCGTGCTCCCGATCGAAGAACGGATCGACCCCGTACCGCTGATGGTTCGCGATCACCTCCTCGAACGTCTGAACCGTCAGCTTGAACGGCCCCTCCGAATGGAGGAGCCACTGTCCCTCCCGCGCGATCTGAATCGTCGTGGGCAACCCATCAGCGGTCTCTGCCAGAAGGAGTGGCAGACGTTCGCGACCGATCGCATGGCCAACAGCCAATTGGAGAAGTTTCACTGCGCCTCCCCCACCCGGCAGCGCGGCCGCACGTGTTTAGAAGTGTTTAAACCGCGTTTAGTTTTTGCGTTTGAGGGTCGGGGGGTACCCCAGCCACCCCCCAAGACCCGATCGCGCTCCAAAGCGCTCCTATTGCGTCGCGCCCTGTGAGCCGTAGGATGGCGGGCATGGCCACCTACGCTTGCACCCGCTGCCATGAGGCGGCCGAGCTCGAAACCTCGAGCCTCGGTCCGTGGGCGGCCAAGGCGCTCCTCGAACCGCTCCGTGTTCTCTGCGCCGCGTGCGCGCGCGATCTCGGTCTCGAGGAGCGCACCGACGGCGGAAAGCCTTTCGTCGTCTGGCAGGGCGAAGAATTCCGGCGCTACGCCGGCACCGCCTACAGCCGCAGCGATCATCCCCAGAACCAGGGCCTCTACGAGCACGATCAGCCTCATGGCAGCACGTCGTAGAGGCTGCGATTGACCGTGACCCGCTCGTGCTCCCACCCGTCGAGCGGCTTCTTCGATAGCGTCACCTGGACCCGCCCATCCTTGAGCTCGCGCACGTTCCTGTAGACGAGGCGCCACCGCTCACCGTCTGGCGGCTCGGCGCCGTCACCCGTCGCGACGCGAACATCCTGGACGTCCCACGCGCGCCGCACCGGGGTCTTCCCCGGCCCTCGTTCCCCGTCGCGATCGAGAAAGGCGAGCACCTTCTCGAGCTCTGGGCGCGAGGTCACGCGAAGGCGAATCGCGTACTCGGTGGAGATCGCCGTCGTGCGGTTCTCGGGAAGCCCAAGCCGGCGCGCGAGCTCGTCATCATGCACAACCTCCGGGTCCGGCCACGCGATCGGGTTCCACTCGCCGAAGTACGTGGCCCGTGCGCCGACGGTGATTCGGTCGCGGAGCCCGAAAAGGCCGGGCTCCTGTACGAGGCGCGTGATGAGCTGCTCAGCCGTCTCGAGGTTCTGGCTGTACATGTGCCAGTCCACTCGGTGCTCTCCCGATGCAGGCGGCGGGCTCGGCGTCTCGACGTTGAAGACGAAGGTCTCGCGGAGCATCGGCTCGACCTCGGTCGCCTCCAGCCGCGCAAAATGATCGACCTTTCGGCGGCGACGCCGATCGGACACGCGATTCATGTCGTCAGGATTTCCGCCGAGCGCGCCGAGCTCCTGGGCGTCGGAGCGAATGCGCGCCACCACGCGGTCCGCCGTCGCCTGGGTCGCTGGTGAGCCCGGCCATTCAGGGACGAGAGCCGTGTCCTCCTCGACTGCGAGACCCTCGCGCTCGATGTCCTCGCGACTGCGATTCTCGACGTTGCAGCGGCAACCCCACCCGTTCGGCGGCCACCAGCGCTGCCACACCTCCGAGCTCGCGGGGAACGCCTTGCCATCCATGGCGGCGTGCGCGCGTCGCACGCGGCTGTCGCCCGCCGTCCGATAGATCCAGATCGGCAGCTCGGCGAGCGCGTCGGGATGGGTCATCTGCGCCCACCGCCCCGCCATGTACGCCGAGTAGACCTGCCGATCGAAGATCGCCCGGAGCTGGTAGTCCTCCGGCGCCTCCATCCCCTCCGCTTCGTAGACGGCGCGAATGCGCGCGAGCGTGTCGCGCTCCGACTCTCCGGCCGCAATCGCGTCGGTGAGCGCGTCATGCGCGGTTCGCAGGATCTGCTTCTTGGTGACGTGCGCGAGGCTGAAGCCCTTCGCCTTGTAGCCGTCCTCGAGGGCCTCGAATTCGTCCGGCGTCATCAGCTCCTTGCGCTTGAAGAACCGGACGGCCTCGTCATAGTCCATCGTCGCGAACTCGCGCCACGGTTCCGCGTCGTCGGCCAGTGCGCGTTGGAGATGCGCGTCCGCCTCGAGGCGCGCGAGCATCTCGGCGTGGATCGACACTTCGGCGAACGCGGTGCCCAGCACCACGAGTGGCAGCGTCAGCAGGCTGAAGATCGTGTCTCGCGCTCTCATCGGTCCTTCCTTCCTCACCAACTCGTCGATCGCCTCATGCAGCTCCGTGATCGGCTCGCGCGCCCTCGATGAGAGGCGCTCGAGCAGCGCGTCTACGGACCCGACTCGAACCGCTTTTTTTTTTCGGCGAGCGCGAGGCTGAACGACGCCCCGCAGCCTGGACACGCCCCGTGTCGATCGATGAGGTCGCGCGAGCTCGCACCGCCGGCGTTCAGCGGCGCGCTCGCGCCTCGCGATCCAGCGAGACGATCGGACTCGTCGCCCTTTTCAGGCGCGCGCAGCCCGAGCTCCTCCCGCACCTGCGCGAGCGAGAGATCGATCCCGAGCTGCGTGTTGGCGACGGACAGCGCCTGGACACGCACCAGCTTCGCGGCGTTGACCTTCTGCTCGTCGACAGGAGCGGCCACGAGCGACCGGAATCGCGGCGCCGGCGCATTGGCGCCGTAGTGATACGTCGTCCACGTCCGCAGCCAGCGCGTCAGCGTCTCGTCGAGCGCGTTCGCATCCGACTCCTTGCGGTCCTGCCGGAGCTCATTCGCGACCGCAGCTCGCGCCTTCGAGCTGCCGCCGTCGGCCATCTCCGAGGTCTCGGCCTGCCCGAGGACCACCTTCGCTTTCTCCGCCGACAACCACCGCTGAAACGCGAGGTGCACGCCCTCGACCGTCGTCGCGCTCTGGACGGCGTTGAGAAACTGGATGTCGACGCCCGCAGGAACGAAGCCGATCTGATCGTTCATCAGACCCAGCGCCGCATCACGCGCGCGCATCCACTCCGCCGTCCCCTCGCGGAAGCTCGGCGGCACCTTGAGCAGGATGTACGGGTCCCCGTGTTTCTCGATGAACCCGGCCATGTCGATGAGGTCGTAGGCCGAGTAGATGTACAGCTTCGCGAGGACGCGTCCCGTCCCGCTGCGGACGAGCGGACCAGCCTTGTCGCGCACGACATGGAGGAGCAGCCCTGGCGGTATCGGCTCGCCAGCCGGCGCGCGGTCGGTCTCGATCAGGAGCTGCCCATCGCGCACGCGGAAGTAGCGCGTCTCGATCGCGCGATGCGCGACCACACGCCACTCACGGCGCCCGCGTGGCTCCCAAATCGGATCGACGACGGCGAACGACCGGAAGTGAGCGTCGAGCAGATCGGAGCGGAACAGCCCGAACTGCGGGATCGCCTCGAGGAACTCCCGCGCGTGGAGCGCGATCTCGTTCGCCTGCGTCGATTCGTCCGCGGGATCGACAACCCACTTGGCATGCGCGACGGCGTTCTTGCGCGTCTCGAGGAGGTGCTTGATCTGCGAATCGTCGGCGACGTCGTCGAGGAACTCCATGTACGACGCGAGATAGCCGTCATCCGCCTCGCGCAGAAGATCAAGGAATCCGCGCGGCGTGATGTTCGCGCCGGGATATGTGCGCTGCCGACGCCGCAGCGGCGAGAAGAACTCGACGCGCTCGGGCGGTCTCGTGCCCTGGTCGACGATCGGCAGTTCGTCGGCGCTCAGCGAACGCAGGCGCTCGGCCATCCACCCGCGGAGCTCCGCCGTCAGTGTCGCACGCACGCGCGAGAGATCTCCCGCCGCCATCAAACGAGCCCCATGCTGCGCGACCAGCGCGACCCGCCAAACGAATGGATCCGGTCGACGTCCGCGAACTCGCTCACCGTCGAGCTCGCCATCTGCGAGAGCGCCTGCGCCCAGAAGTAGTCGGCGTGCCCGCCCTGCGCGGTGCGCCCCGAGTCGAAGCGCACCTTGTTGGCCGCCGTCACCGTCTTGTAGACGGAATTTAGCGATAGACGAATATCCGCGTCCGGCGGGATGCGATTCGTTCGGTCCTCGTAGCTGCGACGGAGGCGGAGAGCCAGATCCTCCTTCACTGCGTCGTTGAACTGGATTCTCTCGACGCGGCTCTCACCGTAGCGCTCCCAAATTCTCTCGGCCGTCTCGTTGCCAATGAGGCCCTGATCAATGCACAGCCGACGCACACGCGGCATATCCATCGTCGCGCAGAGGAGCGCTTCGATCTCCGCATACCGACGGTTCTCGAGCGCGATGACCGCCCGCGTCCAGCGGATGCCCTGCGACACCTCTTCGAGCCAAAGCACGAATAGATCGCGGCTGCGACCAATATCGCAGCCGGCGTAGAGATCCATGCCGCGCAACGGCTCGAGCAGTCGTCGCCACGCCGCCGGCGTGTCGTAGCCCTCCGACGGTGGAGGCTCGCCGTGCTGCGCGTCGAGGAGACGCGACCACTCGGCCTTCGTCTTCGCGCTGATGCGCACGGGCGCCACCACCACCGCCGCCGCGTCTTCGCAGGCGAGGATGAGATCGAGCGGGAGCAGGCGCTGCCCCACGTCCTCGAACTCCATCATGTACTCGGTTACCCAAGCGAAGTCGTCGTTGTCGATCCGTGCCTGCTCCAGATCGATCGGGCAGCCCTCCGCGACGGCTTGGTAGACGTCGACCTTGTGGTGCGACCAGCCGGGCTTGCCCGAGCACATCTCGTAGAACGGACCGCGCGCCGCGCCGCACGTCGAGCAGACCAGGATTCGCAGTCCCTTGCGGTTGGCGATCGAGGCGAGCGCGCGCCAGATCTCGGAGTCGTTCTCGGTCCGCCCGGCCTCGTCCCAGATGACGTTCCCGTGACGACCACGCAACGTTGCCGGGTTGCACGGCAGCCCGACGATGCGAGATCCAGACTCGAACTCGACGACGTATTGCGTCGCCTTGCGGATGACGCCGTCATCGTCGGCGTAGTCGAATTCCTGCTCGACGTACTGCACGACCTGGCCGATGGCCTTGGCGTGAATCGCCGCCGTCCGGATCATCTCCTTCGTCTGCGCCTCCGCCTGCGCGACGACGAACCACTCTTCCCTCCGCCCGTCGGCCTCAGCCTCGTAGCAGCAGATGACCGCCTCGAGCATGACCACCCAGGTCTTGCCCGCCGAGCGGCACCAGCGCATGACCTTTCGGGCGCTTTTGTCCTCGAGCCAGCGACGTTGATACGGGTAGAGGTTGACGAGCGGGTGGAACGTTCCCGCCTCCAGCTCGGCCTCAGCCTTGAGGTGCGCCTCGTGTTGCTCCCGCGTGATCATTCGCCCTCACCACGCACGAGGCCGTAGATCTCCAACACCGCGCGTTTGACCTCCGCGCGGGTCATCCTCTTGCCGCCCTTCGTCTCCTCTTCTTGCTGCTTGATCAGATTGGCAAGCCGCGTCTCGATGAGCCGTCGGTCCGTCTCGTACTTCTTCGTCCGGAGCTCGAGCTCGCGCTCACGCTGCGCGAGTTTCGCCTCGTCGATGCGGCGGCCCACCATCTGCGCGTAAAAGAACGCGTGCTCCGCGGGCTTCTCTGTTGCGAGCGTGCTCATGAGCGGCAGGAGCTCCCGCGCCGCACGGCGCTCGATCGCCTCGCGGATCTCGGCGTCCGTCGAGCCGCTCATCCACTCCGACAACTCCTTGGCGACGAGCTGCGCGCTCTTCGTTGCTTCGATGCGCGGCCGGAACTTCGCCGTGTAATAGCGACCGATCGCTGCCGGCGAGATCTGCTCGCCCGTCTGCACGGCGATCTTGTCCGCGAGCACGTCGTAGGGCACGCCCTGCATCAGGCCCGACTCGAGGATCTCGAGAGCCTTCGGCCCGAGCCTTTCGGCCTTATGGTGGCGTCGTCGACTCATTGGCCGAGATCGACCCCCTCGTCGGTGATCGTCCCATCGACCAGATCTTGTCCCGTCGACGTGAGCCGCGCGGCCAGCGGCACCGCACCCCCGCCAAAGACGGTCTTCGCCGCCGCCGACGTCACCCGACGGATCTCGACGTACCGCTTGCCCTCGAGATACACGAACAGCCGCTCGACCTCCTCGCGGAGGAGCCGCAGCCCGAGAGCCCGCATCTGCGGCACAACCAGCTCACTCGACATATGAAGACGACCACCGTCGTCGGCGCCGAGCGGGCTCATCGCGAGGATTTGCAGGACCCAGCCGCGTGCCCTCTTGGTCTCCTCGATCGTCACCCGTGCGCTGCCTTTCCCGTCGCCATTGCGACGCGCATGTCGCTCACCTGCTGGGCGATGTGATCGACCCGCTCGAGGAGCGTTGCCATGTCCTCGCGGCTCACGAACTTGAGCGCCATCTCCGCGCGCATCTCCGAGATCGCCGACAGCGCCTGCGTGATCTGGCGCATCTCGACGGTATCGGCCGCCGCCTTTGTCTCGAGAGCGCGCACCGACGTGCGCAGCTCGGCGATCTGTTGCTCGGCCCGGAGCAGCGCCGACTGGAACCCTGCCGCATTGAGCGCGAGCGACTGCCCCTGTGCCTTCGACGCCGCGAGCTCCGTCTCAACGCCGTGGACCTTCTCCCTCAGGAAGAAACCGATCACCGACAGCAGCAGCATCCCGACGCCGCCGACGATCTCGATGATCATTCGCAGATCGATGCCGTGCTCGGTCACTGCGCTCCTCCATCAGCGCCGTCGGCGCCGCAGCCACACTGCGCGCACGCCGAGCGGATCCAGCTCCGCAAACGCGCGTCGCGGAGGCCGAGCGCGGCCACATTCGCCTTGTCGAGGCACATCTCATACGGCGTCGCGCATGGCCCTTCGGGCGCGGCTCTCACCGCCTTGATCTCAGGCATCGGCGGCACCGCCGGGAGCCGACACGTCGTGATTGACGCCGTCGTCGGCATCTCAGACGCGGGTCTCGGACAGCCGGCGGCGAACGCGATCGACAACACCAGCGCCGTCAGTGCGATCGAACAGCTCCGTCTCCAACGCGTCGAGCTCATCCCGAACTCCCTCCAGCGCCACGGCGAGGCGCTTCCTCTCCGCTTCGGTCGTCCGCAACTCCGTCGCGGCGCGATCACGCTCCTCGGTGCGCTGCGCGAGCTGGATGCGGAGGTCGGCGACCTCCGCGCTCTTGCGCGCAAGCAGGACGGCGACGGTGATCGCCGCCCCGAGGATGAGCGCCGCAAAGGCGACGAGCACCCACGTCAATTGCTCATCCCCGTCGCGAGCGGCACGCGGCGAATCGGCACGCCGCGCTCCTCGAGGACCTCAAAGAGGACGAGCTGCGCCTCACGCCGCTCTTCGCGCTCACGCTGGAGATCGATCTCGAGGAGAGCGGCCACCTTCCGGAGCTGCGTCACCTCTCGTCTCGTCTGGCGCAGCTCGCCGCGAAGCGAGTAGACGTCGTCCATCGCGTCGTCGAGCGCCAGCCGACAGGCGACCGCCTCACGCACGACGGCGAGGAACAGCCCGAGGAGCACCGCCACGACCACCACCGTGATGAGTAGACTCGTCGTCATCTCTCCTCCGACGAGGGGAGCGGCGGCCACTTCCCCTGGCCCTTGCACCGCGGGCACTCCTTACCCTTCTTGACTGCCCCGGTGCCGTCGCACCGTTTGCACCTCGCGCGCGCGTCGTCCTGCTCGTTCACTTCCCAGGCTCCGCCGGAACAGGCGAACCCGACGGCGGCGCGAGCGCGAGGTCTCCGGACAAGAACACCGCTTGGCGCGCTTCGGCGCGCTTCAGCGCCCCACGCGCGACGGCGTATCCACCGATCGGCAAGACCGTGAGGATCGAGTCGAGGATCGCCACCCACTGAGATCCATCCGGGATGATCGAGTGCCCCTGTACCCAGACGAGGATCGAGCCGACGAGCGTCATCCAGAATTTGCTCGTCTTGAATCCCGGCTTGCCGTCGACGTTCGCCAGCGACGCGAGGGTCTGCGCCGCCGTATAGCCGAGAGTGCCGAGCGTGGTGATGATGAGACCGCCGACCTTCGCCCAGATCGTGCCGTCGCCGATGAACCCGGCACCGACCAAGGCA